CTCGCAGACCTAAGGAGTGAGAGGGGTTGTTACCAAACCCTCCTCTTCGTGCAGTAAATCTGCACGGCGTCGCGTCTCGTGACGTCGAACACATTACCACTTGTTGCTCTCGCACCCATCGTCCGGTCTTTAAACCATGCATCTCTGACGGCTGAATTACTCATGCCGAAAACGAGTACGTTTAGCCTCTCTTGGAGGTTGACGCACTTGTCGTCCATAACGGACAGAGGTTTTTGCAAGGCCATAAGTTTCCGGAAGAAAAATTGGGTTTTGCGATTGTACTTAATTGGCCGGGCGGCAAGAACAAAATGCCAACCAGCCTTTCGGTACGTCCGACTGGAGTTAACGAAAAGGTGTGAATCTAGCATTTCACCAGGAGGCCCTTTAATTAGGGCATACTTCTTTGGAATATATTTCCGCAGAAATTTCTTGGTACGCACGAATTCTACACCCCAAGTCCAATCCAGCTCTGTCTCAAGTTCAACCAACCGGTTATGTGCGTAAAATACATCAAGCACGGTCCGAAATGGCCGGGTCTGAAACATTGGACGAACATTGTACCGGAAGAACCAATCAGAGCCACAAGATTCACGGAACGGACCTCTAGTAAAGGATTTGTCGGTATTAATTTTAAACCCGAACAAACCCAAGAGATCAACAACGTGTTGTGACGCAGCTGTGGCGATAATAATATCGTCGCCGTAAACTGCAATCGGTTCAGTGAGCCCCATACGCCTATAAACATGTCGGCATATCGCTGCGAACAGCAGGGTCTCAAGTGCGAAGGTGAATCCATTACCCATCGAGGATATTTTCTCAAATGGGTGTGCCATCCCTCCAACATCGCCTTTCGGCGAGCGGAGATCTAACATCAGATCCAGCCATGCTTCGGGTAGTAACATTTCACAAACCTTAAGCGAAATAAGGTCTGATGCCATGCTAAGGTCCAAGGTGGAATAAATCCCACTAATGGCCCCTTCCCGTGCGAAACTCTGATTAACCTCCTGCGTGGTCAAATCAATTGACCATTTGCGTTTCAGGGCAGATTTCAAAAGCCCGTCAACGCCAAGCTGGAGATAAACGTTCATCAGAGGTTCAATCGCAATAGTACGGTCCGTGAGGGCCGTCTTCGGTACAGTGGTAATTCTTGAGCCAGGCACTACGGTAAATATCCGTGACCAAAAATCGGTCATGTCTATAGGTGCAAAGAAATTCCCGCACCTCCGCCTGTACCACTCGTCTAAAGCCCCGATCCATCTGGGGTCGTTGACGATCGCTCTTTTTGCCATAGGTAGCGCCGCTTCGGTGACAGAATACGGGAGGTAGGCCCACTTGTAATAACTCGTGGACTGTCCATACCGATACATGTCGCCAAGTGAAACACCCGGGCCATGGCCCGCGCACTCCTCAACACGGTCACAGTTTGGCATTACACCAATTAGCTTTTCGATATCAGAACGTATTTCGTCGATGCAATTACCGTAGAGCCAATGCGCAATAGAATCTAAGCGCACTATAGCTTTGTGGTTCTCTTCATTGAAGAGTTTGCAGAGGCGTTCAGCCTGGAAGAACTTCTCCATAGCTGGTTGTTCAGTATCTATCCCTCGGAAGGGAAACTTCTTGAGGTAAGCACCTAGTTGGTACAGCACATAGAACGCTTCAGCGTCCTGCGCTGTGTGCCAAGGTTTATCGATAATACACTGTGTACCGATCTCACCGCTCAGTTTCGCAGCTCTAATTGGATCACGACTCCTGATTACAGCTTTTGAGGCTTTGATCGCCTCCATCAGGAGTTTGTAAAAACGTGAATTCCACATCGAGCTACTAACGTGAGACTCTAGGTCATCTACAATTTGCTCAAACACCTTAAATTCAAAATGTTTGGGCAGATCTAGCTTTTCCAGCTCAATCTTTTGCTTCCGGTTTATCATGTTTTTCACGTGATAACCCCCTGTTTCGTTGATTAATGGTACGTTGCGCATCGAAGAAGTTTTTCTTTGCCTCAATGGCAACGCGTAATAGATCCACTATAACACGAAATAGCTTGACGATAAGCATGCTTATCTAGACTTCACAGCTCTCAGTGAGAGCTACAATGAAGGCCTCGCTATTCAGGGCAGCAACAAGCCGCTGGCGTAGATGCATCGCCTGGGCTGCGGTGGTCCCAACTGGTAAAGAAAATGTAACTTCCCCGATATCTGGTGCCGTAATTTCATTGGCTTCCAGGTCTTCGATGTCCACATCTTGCGTGAACTTGACGCCGGATTTAG